CATTCCGTTGTTCTCCAAAAGGCAATTCCGTACATCGTAATTAACAAGCGCGGAAAAATTCTCCACGCACTAAGACGCTCCGGTGAAATCATTTTTTCTTCTTAAACAGTCCCATTGCCGTTGGTCCGGCTCTCACCCCAAATGACACAGAGCACGCAATATATAAGAGATGCTTATAATAATCCGGGAGCTGCTGCAAGGCAACAAACCCCGCTTCTATGTGTGGCGTCATTCCAGGGATGAAGACTGCTACGGCTGGCGTGAGTAGGCAAATTAAAATTACCTCATCTTTCCAGCTTCCCTTCATTTGATCAACAGCAGACGCTTCCCACGATACTTCGCCGGCTATTTGCTGTTCACGCAATTTTGTTTTTGCTTTTATTTCTACTAACTTGTTCTCGGCCTTCGCTTTCTTGGTTTCTATGAATCCGGAGACCGCCTGTCCGGCGACTCCTAGTAATGGTTTTAAAAGTAATTGTAACATATTAAACTCCCAATAATCCTACTATACCACCTTTTGCAACGTTTGCATAGCGTGGAGCTTGAAGTCCTGAACCATAGCTTCTAAGAAGCCTTTTCATTCCTTCCCCAGTATATCCAGGCATGAGCCCGGAAAAAATTCCCTTTTCTAGAGCTTTAGACTGCTCTTCCGCGTAAGGATCCACGAGCGTATCAAAAAATCCTGACTGCTCCATATCCCTTGCTGGTGCTCCCTCCGCTAAAGCGGTGAGAAGATCCATCTTTTCTTGGTGTCTGTCTCCGTAGTAATCATATCCATAATCTTCGTATCCACCTCCGCCTCCTGGAGCGCTGTAGTCACGCCAAAAATCACTTTCTTCTGTAGCGATATCTTCCCATCCTATATCTGAAAGTCCGGATAAAAATCCTTCTGGATCAGCTTTATACTGATCAATCTTATGTTTACCAAATGTGGTATAAACTGGATTTCCACTTGAATCCAACATAGGATTTCCTTTTGAATCAACAGCGATAAAAGAGCCTAAAGTATGAGTGGGTGCCCCATAATAATCCACCATATGGAGTAAATTCTCTGGATTATCTCGATTAAAATCCCAACTTTTTCCATACTTAGGATTCTGGCCATGAATATCGGCCAGGGTTTCCATTACACGTAAATCAGTTACTTCTGGTACTACTGGAGGGGGAACGTATGGTTCATCACCATGAAGTGAAAGTCCAAAGTTTCCTCCACCACTTGTATCAACAACTGGGGGAGTAGTATAATCTACTGTTGTAGGGGGGTTTAAATTTGGATTGTAGGCACCACCAGGATGTCCTGGACTGACCTGATTCTGTACAACTGGAGTTGTAGCTACATTTGCTGTAGTTGGAGACGCCCAATCCCAATCATGAGGTCCTGCCATGAGGTATTAACCTCCTAAGATTTTTGATTTAGGATTATTTGGGAAATAGACTTCATCTTCTTCGAAAATTTCATCAGGACCAGTACCATAACCTCTGTTTCCTAAAGCAACGTCAGATGCTAAATCTATTCCATAATAGGGGTCTAAAAGATTAGGCCCAAAAGGATAAGTTACTTGACCAGGTTCAGATGTTATTCTTCTAGGTCCTAAAGGTAAGGTAGAATGAGTTCTATCCTCATCATATAATTTAGGAGTAAATGTAGACTTTGGTCTTTGTCTCTCAAAATCATAAATACCCGCATATGGATGATCCAGTGGTGCATCCCATTTTTCATCTGGATAAGGAGTATAGTCAGCTGTAATGTCTTCTGTTTCGGTTAATCCAAAAGGAGTATCATCAATATTCCAATGTTCTCCAATTTCATAATCAGGGCCAATTTCAGCAACCTCGCCTGAAGTATCTGTCCAATGCTCACCTGTTTCATAATCTTGAGGACTTCCTCCTCCCATATTAAGATTTCCCCACACTTCTCGAATTCTGTCGTATCCTGGAACACGGTCTGGTGCTTCTCGATGACTTCCAGTATATCTGGAACCTTCGCCTTCGCCAGTATATTTAGAGGGGTTATATCCTTCAAATTGAGTTATTGCCGATAGTCTATCTGAAGTCTGCTTGTTTCTCCACGCCGTTTCAGCAGTATCTCTATATTCTTGAGCCTTGGTGCTATCCTGCGCCATATCAGCAAGATTCATGTATTTATTATAAAAAGCTCTATCTTTAGCGGTCATCATGGCTTTTTTATCATTTTCCCAATCCTTAAAACCGGAAGCTTTGCTTCTTCCTTCTTGAACTGCCAAATCTTGATATTTATTCATTAAACGAGAACCACGGGCCGCGTCGCTAATCGTATCACCAGCCATTTTCATAACTTTAGGAAGTGGTAAATCACCCATACTAAATCCTTCTGCATCTTCATCTCTACCTAACCATTGGTTGAGGTGTCCTAATAATCCCATTCCTTTGTCTTCGGCTAGGGATCCAAGGCCTCTTCTATTGGCAAGTTCTATGTTTCTGTAATTTCTTCCATAATCTTGAAGATTTCCTCTTGCGGGTCCTGAACGATCATAACCTTGTGATGGAGTATAATCAAAAGTACGCCAACTTGGTCTTCCTGTTATTCCAGGCTCACGAGTATTTCTTCTAGCATTAATTGCTGCTGTATTAAGATTAGGTTGGTTCTTTGGTACCCATCCACGTCCTGTATTAGCGTAATAACTTTTACTTCCAGTATCTGAAGGATGTTCTTTCCATCCAGAAGTTTGTCCTGGTGATCGGAGATTTCTCCTTCTTAAAGTCGCCATTTTATTATTCTCCTAATTTATGCGCCCGGTATAATTATCGCTTTCAGAACCACAAGAACAACGATGACAATGATGCCGGCTTTAATCCAGTCCTTCATGCCCCACTCGTTCCACTCTTTCAAGTGATTCCAAATATCTTTCAATAACTTCATCTTTACCTCCTAGTGAATTGTTGGTGGCGTATCATGGTTCTCACCATAATACATTTCGTCGGCCATTATAAACGAATCTAGCATAACTGCAAATATTTTCTGCGCCTCTTCAGGTCCCAGTGCACGTATGTATAAATTGCGTGTAACCGCCATTAATCCAGCCGCGACCAAAAGGTCATGACCGGGGTTTTTTTTCAGTTCATCTGTAATGAGCTTTTCAGCCTTGTGCATTACATTCGCTATCTTAGCTACGTTTTGATTTTCCATTAGCCTTTCCTCTCTCCTTCATCGCCGCAATTTTTTCATTGCTTCGGTTCTTAGCGGTTTCCCGCAGTCTTATGACATCCTCTTTAATCTCGGTTGTCGTATCCTTCGCTTGGTCTTTAAGCAAGCCAAAAGATTCTTTTACCATGCCTAGTTCATTACTACTAGACATTTTTTCTCTTTCCAAGTCAAGCTTTTCTGCATCAACGGCTGTTTCCATAAGCATCTTGGTTTGATCGTGCTCTCCTTTTTGTTGCAGTTCCGCAGCTTTAAGGTCAATTTCTTGTTGTTTTAATCTAACAAGTGGATCCTGTTCTTCCATTCCGCTTCGTTGCGTTTCTTCTTGCGCCATTTCCTTGATCAATTGCGCTTCAACAGCAGCAATTTGAGCTTCTTTCATTATATGAAACTGTTGCTGCATTTGCTGAACTTGCTGTGCAACTTGTTGTTGCATCATTGGATTTTGTTGAGCTTGTTGTTGCATTTGCTGTATTTGTTTTTGTAATTCCTCTGCCTGTGGTTTCATGGCTTCATCAACCTGCTCAGCCGCCATAATTCCAATATGCTGTAATATATGACCTTCCATCATTGCGTAAACCTGCACATTAATTTGAACAGGACGCGTGAACATAAATTCCGCATGCGCCTCTATATGCGCCTTATGATTTTGTTGTGGAAAAGCCTTAGGCTCCGTTCCTTTCATTGCTTCTGAATTTTCCATTGCTGGACTTTTTGGTGGAGGATTACCTGGATCCGGTTTTAATAATGCATCAATGTTATCCACATCCAACGCCTGATAAACTCTCCTGTATGCCTCACGTAAATTATGTAATGCTGGATTACCCATTGCCATTTGCAATTGTTGCTGCGCCAACATGACACGCTGTGACATGGAGAAAATATTTGGATTTGAAATTGGTAAAATATCCACACGGTCATCAAAATCACTTTGCTTAATAGTTCTGTTTCCACCCTTGACCATGTAAGGATATTCCGGTGGTAAGAACATTTGAATGCAACGTGCAAGCAATTGAAATTCTAATCGTTGTGCATAATGCAATCGCTTATGGATTGCACTCATAACTTTTGTTCCTCTTTCTAAAAGAGCAAGTGTTGTTCCAACAGGATTCTGTTCATTTCCTTCACCCATTTTCATATCAGCAATTGCCGCAAAAGATTTTCCTGCATCAACGCAGAAACCTAATAAAGCGAATAATGTTTGTGAAGGTTCCTTGTATGGAAGTGGTAACAGTGATTCCTTAATGGAAGTTCCTGTCACATCAACATCACGAAATTCTCCTGGCTGCAATGGCTCGTCATGGTCACGTATACGCATACCACGTGCCTTGAAACCTGCTGGAAGATTGGCAAGAGTACCTGCATCAATTAATTGCCGCAAAACACTTGTTGCAGTTCTTGACAATCCACCAAGCATATGTATTAGACCAAAGCCGTAAAACCCTAGTCCTGGGAGGAATTTGTAGTGTGTAAAATAGTCAATTCTTTTTTTAGATTGATCCTGCTCCATCCAATTTCTTCTTATTCCTAAAACTTTCGTGGAGAACTGATCAATGGTAATAATGTAAGGAAGCTTAACTCCACTTTCATCTTCAAATCCTGGAACGTCCGCATCCACGTGCATTTCCAAAATAAAATGCTCATCATCGTCCGCTGCGATTGTGTCACTGACTCCTTGCAACTCATCAACTTTTTGTGTTACATCGCTGATGGTGTTAACGGAGCCAGTTTTAACTTCTATGTCACGGTAGAACCCATTGACCTGTTGTTTTCTTAATTCATTTGAGTCAATTTTGGTTACGTGTGTAATTCTAAATGCTTCTTCCAATGATGTCGCCATGTAATTGACAACACAATCTTCCGAAGAGACAAACTTAGAAACTGGTCGCTGTAACAGCGAATCATAGTAAGTTTTTTTGAATGCCGAACCGGATAAAGGAAGATAAAAAAGTAGTGAATCCATATCGGGATCATACTCCTTCATTATCTGTGTAATTTGATAATTCATGTAGTCCTTTACGCGTTTCGCCTGTTCTTCAATTTCAGGAGTAATTTCACCAACAACCTCAGTATTAACTGGTCCTGCTGGCGGTAAAAGTTCCTTATAAGCTTGCGCCTGGAATTGAGTAACTGATTCAGCTAGTAATGGATGAACGACACCTGCAGCACCTTCAAAAGGTTGCGTACGGTCCTCATACTTGAAACCAAGCATATCGAGTCCTTTCACATAAGTATCTTCCCAATCTTTTCTTGATATCTTATCTGATTCATAAGCTGCCACCAGTTTATTGGATAATGTTTGAAGATCATTCTCTTCAATAAAATTAGCAAGATTTCCTCCAAAAGGAATCTGTGATTGGTCAACTGGTGCGTTTGGATCTGTATTTATTTCAGCTCCGCCGTCTGGTAGATTAGTAATCTCCACTCCTTCTTCCATGACAACATTTTCATTAGGAACTGATACATTAGCACCCTCTCCGATTTCCAAGCTGTCTGTTAGAGCATCAATTGCTTTTTCTATTGCGCCAGAGGCAGGCCTTCTAGATGTTATAGCCATTTTACTTCTTTACCATTTTTTTGTTAACAATGCCACCTTTTTTATAAACTGGAATGGTCGCTTCTCCTGGAATTTTAATTCCAGTGTTAATGTCCCTCATTTCAATCAATGGGATCTTCTCCCACGTAAATCCGTTCCCGTCAACAATTGTTGTATCAGTGAACTTGAATCCACTTTTCTTCGCCATTCTTTTCATAGCCTTTACTCCTATTTCATCGTAGAACTTATCCCCACCTTTAGGAATGGATCCGTGCGCCTTTTTCATCTTTCCAGTTGAAAGAGCAACACCGTCATATCCTTTATCATTCGCCATCTTCATCAGTCCTTGCATAAAGAGCTTCGCGTAGTTCTCTGACTTCTTAAACGCAGTATCCGGGTGCACTTGACCGCTTCTTCCGGTGGCTTTAGCTTGATCTTCCACTTTTTTCTGTAATTTCTTCACATCACCAATCAGTTTCTTTATCGCCTTCTCAATATTCTTCAATTCAGCGACATTTGCCGGTGATTCACGCTCAACTTTTGGTAATTGCTTGATTGCTTCCTTTCTAAGCCGTGTTGACTCCAAAGTTTGCTTCTTTGTATCCAATTGCTTCGCGAATTCCCCCATTTCGGCAAGAACATCATGCTTATCGAGCCGTGGAGCATAATTATAGCCCTTTTGCGCCACTGCTTGGTGCAAATCGGACTGAATTTCCTCGGCCATAAGGATTTTTCGTCCATTTTCATCAATTCTTTCACTGAATCTAAGCCAACCAAAGGGTGAATTGCCAGTATTGCCCTGGAAAACCTCTCCGCTGAAGTGACCAGAGTCGTAAACCCCTTCTTTGGCCCTTACGGCACCCGTATCAAAGTTCTGAAAGAACTTTAATTCGCCGTATCCTGACCCTCCGGGTATGAACTGCGCCCCTTCGTGCGCCGGAGTTCTTTTGCTTTTGTAAAAGAATCCTCTTCCCTCGCTCATATCGCCTAAACGGTATAATAGTTTCTTAGTCCAGAAAGGAATAGGAACATCTGCCGTCATTACCTGCCTATCAAAAATGTTAAGCGCCTGATAAAGCTCCTCGAATGCTTGTTCCTCTGGAATATTCTTTGCAATTGAGAGTTTCGTTACATCCTGCGATGGAACAAGCGTCGCCAGTTCATCACGGTATCCCTGCTTTACAATGTTGTTTGTCGTATGGAACAAGTTTGGAAACGCCTTCTCCCACATGTTCTTAAACTTTGAACCTGTGTCAAATTGAAAACCCTGTCTTCCACTTGGTTTCAACAGGGAAAAATCTCGTGCATTATCACCAACTCCTTCCGTGTGCGTGGTTCCCTTCATAATGTCAATCAGTTTTCCTCTCAAAACAAATCCTACCCTATCCTGTGGTGGCTGGTGTAATTCTGATAATAGTCTTGCGTCATTGGAAAAGATATTAGCTGCATTTTCATCATGGTAATGAGAGCCTCTCTTCTCCCTTACCTGCAGAAGCATTTTAGCGAGATCCTTTCCGCCTCTTGAAACGGGCTCCGCAATCGCGACATCCATGTCAATCTTCGGCATCTCACGGTTGTAGTTTTCAATGAGCTGCGCCTTTGTAAGTTTCTGCTTGGGATTGGCTTTGTGCATGTTCGTGAGCAACGCTTCAAGACCAAACTCGTCAAGCTCCGTTGCGGACACGCCAGGCTTATTTCTAATTGTTCCAAGCCACTGCTGCGCGTTCATGTTCGCCGCATCCGGCATTTCTTCAATCGCGTTCACGGTTGAAAGAAACATCGCTGGCTTATCTTCTACTGCTTGTCCTACGACAACTTCAGTCGTCGCCTGCGGTTTAGCCAATGAAGGCTTTTTGATATCGCCAAATCTTCCTACGGCCTTTGGAACTCGTCCAAGTTTTCCGAATAAATTTGCAAATCCCCCAACGGCAAAATTCTGTCGCTGTGAACGATCAATGCTTTCCAATGGGTCTAGTAATGGCAGTCCTTGCGGCATGGGTCCTCTCTTGGGTGGTATTGTATCAGTTAAATGTTCGTTAATCAAGCCGCCTTCTTTAAAGGTTCCAAATTCAGTTTCTAAAGGTTTTAGCTCTGTAAAATATCTTATCATTTCATCATTTCCTTCTCGCCTAGCTTTTTCAAAACCTGTTTTTTTCATCCATCTCTCAAGTGCCTGCCAGTTTAAATTTCTTCCAAATGTCTGGTCACCCGTTTCCAATTTATGTCTCATTTTCATAAGGGCCGCTTTATCTATTTCAAAATTCCATCTAAAATCTCTTCCTCGGCTACTTTTCATTTTTTTATACCAAGCTACGGGATCTCCACTTTCAATGGCTTTTGTCATTCTTTGCAAAACTTTACTTTTTTCAGCATAAAGATTTGTAAGTCCAAGATTAATGTCCCAAGTTGCAGGATTAGCGCCACCCTTTCCAGCAATTCTGTGATGCGTTGCATGCGCACCCATATTGGAGATCATTTTTTCTAAATTATCCAAAGATTTTGGAGGCATCGTTATGGGATCAAATCCTAATATTTTTGCAATCTCATGTTTTAGGTAATTAACACCTTTGGTATATTTTTGTGTTACCTCTCCCCTCACACCATACTTTTCGGGAGCAGTAGGATATTTTTTCTGCAAGCCACTTAAAAACAATCCTGGCTGTCTTTTTTCCACCCTTTCAATGAAAGGTTTCCATTTATCCTTTCCAAGCAGATCCCTTATTCTTTTTAACTCCAACTCCATTAAAGGAAATTCTTTTTTTCCATATCCAAATTCCCTCAATACTTTTTTAAACCCCTCCACTTCACTTTTCCCTTTTCCATATCTCTGAGCTGCAGTCCTGACTTTTTCTACTTCTTGAAAAGTTTTAATATTTGTATTATTAGTTTTATTAAAATCTTTTATCAGTCTTGCTTCTTTTTCCATAAAGTTTCCTTTTGCCTTCATTGAAGGACTTAGAAGTTTTATGTATGATTTTCTGAAAGCATCAAGAACCGCATTCATTGATTCATAATCCTTTTTATTCTTTAATTCCTTATAGATTGGATTTTTATTCAAATCCTTAAAGACTTGCTGCTGATTCCACTTTCTACTGTAAATAGTATCTGATAAATTTTGAACATCGAAAAAATTTTTCTTTACGTTTTTGGGAATAAGCTTATCTTCTTTGATTTTATTTAAGTACATAGTACCTCGTAAAAGATAATTAAGAGGATTATTTTTATCTTTCCACGCCATAAATTCATCAGGAAGCTTAACTCCTTCTACGGGTTCATTAAAATTTCTAAGGATCATTTGTCTAACATCATCCCTTAAAGGAACAACATTTTTTTGACCACCACCGGTGTTTAAAAGTTGTTGATTATGATGATAATTTTTTAAATCTTTTTTTGTAAATAAGTCTTTATTTCTATTAACAATGGCACGCACAAAACCTTTAGACTTACCTAAATCTTTCGCGGCAGCTCCTATTATATCACCTTTAGTGGGGTCATCCCAAGTTTTTATAGTATGCGCCGTCTGAAGTGCTTCATCTTGCAATCGTATTTGATTATCTTGAGCTGTTTTTTGTGATGTTGGCTTTGTGTGCTCTAAAATTTTATTCGCTGAATAGTTAATCATCTTCTGACCTTCAACTGGATCAAATTTAAGAATTTTTGATACTATTGGAAGAGCCTCGAACTTGGAGGCTAGATTTCCTGCCTGTCTAAGGGCCGTTATTCCCTGTACTACTCCAACAGCCATTTTTTACTGAAGCCCTTCAGGTCCGTAATGTCCGTAGAGTGGCATCAATGTTCCTATTCCAGTCGCCTTAGGATAACCTTTAGCCGCTGAATACGCACCCTTGACAAGGGGATTAACCAGAGTTGCCTGTTTAGCTACTTCCTCCAGCATGCCCGGTTGGCGAGGGACCTTTGGAAATCCAGGTACGTCCGGCAGTCCGCTCTTGCTCTTCCACGGACGCGTGTGCGCTGCTGGATTCAATGATTTCGCATAGCTCATTGACTTGAGGTTCTGCGGAGCGTGAAGTATGTTCCTAACGCTTGAAGGGTTGAAAACCATGCTTGACGGAATCGCAGCCAATTGTGAGGCGATCTGCGTGGAAGGATTCTCCTCGTCGAACATCATCTGATACTTGTGCATTCCCGTTCCGCCGTACTCCGACGGATCAATTCCCCAGTAGCCCTTCTTCTGAAGCTGCTCGAATCCTGGAATTCCCTCGTAGTTGAAGGATCCAGCCGATAGCATCGAAAGCTGTCCGTCGTCGTTCACCTTGAAGACTCCTAGTCCCGGGAGGGCGAGGTCGTCGTACTGGGTCCACGCGACGTTGAAGCCGGGTCGTTCCTTAAAATTCTTTATGTAATAGTCATCACCCTGCGTGAAATAATCACGCCCGAATATCATGGCGTTTTCATATTCCGGCATGTTGGAAAGTTCGTCTATGAACGTATTAACAGCTGTATTAAACTCCTCGTTTTCATTAAACATCTTAGACGCTTCTTCCTTTGAATTCACGTCCCATCCCCCATCTTTCGCAAGAGGTAGGATCCAGCTGAAAATCTGATCATCGCTGATGGTATTATTGGCCATTAGAGCGTCTAAATATTCCTGAGATTCCTTATTGTCTGTC